ATGTGGGATATGGCTGTAGACGGTTCAGCAGCCTGGTACAACGGCTCTGGTGGCACACGTAAGGTAACACCTGAGCAGTACCTACAATGGAACTCTAAGGGTCAAGGCAACGCTCCTGCCCTTCCACAAAAGCAGGTATACCTTTATGACAAAGCAACCATTCAGGGTCTGATTGATGACACCCTTTCTTCTGTCTTAGGACGTAAGGCTACAGCCGATGAGAACAAGCAGTTCTACACAGCAATTCAGGGAATGATTAACGAGGGCACTGTCACTACAACTAAGGAAGTTATTGACAAGACTACAGGCAAGAAGGTTTCACAATCAACAACTACTCCTGGTTTTACCAAGGAGAAGGCAGCAGCAATGATTGAAAAAGAACTCAAGACCAATGCAAGCGAAGACTACCTTCAGAAGAAGAGCCTTGATTTCGCTGACTTCCTATCACAGTTGGGCGGTTAATCTATGGCTATAGCAACCAACTATCCTGAGGGTGGAGCAAGTACTAATGCTAACAAGGTAGAAGCACAGGCATTCGGTATTACCGAAGCACTGAAGAATGCTTACCCAGAGTTAGAGCGAGTATGGCAACTCTTCCTTGCTGGCAATATCACTGACGCTAAACTTGCATACTACGAGACTTCTTATTACAAGAACCTCACATCAACTGCTAAGACTCGTGGTGGTCTCAAGGCTACACAGCCTGGAGTATATGACCAGCAACTAGAACAATATCGTCTTACACAGCGCAAGCGCCTTACCGAAAAGGGAATCACGCTTGACGACACTTCTTTCAATGCACTTACATCAGAGGCATTCGACAAGGGCTTTGATGATAACCAGTTAGACCTTAAAGCAATCGGTGCATTCACTGGTCGTCTAGGTGGAACACCACTTGGTCAGGTTGAATCTCTTAAGTCCTATGCAAACTCTTTCGGTATGACATACCAGCAGAAAGACTACGACTCTTGGTCACGCAACATCTTCTCAGGTACAACTACGCCTGAAGATTTGCAAGCACAGATTCGTCGGGATGCAGCATCAGCCTTCCCTGCATACTCTGAACAGATTAACAAGGGCGTAAGCGTTGATGCATTGGCATCCGCATACAAGTCATCAATGGCAAACATTCTTGAGATTGACCCTGACTCAGTTGGATACAACGACCCAACTCTACGTAAGGCTCTTCAGTATATCGGTGCAGATGGCAAGCCAGCAACTAAACCTTTGTGGCAGTTCGAAAAGGAACTACGTTCTGACTCACGCTGGGAATATACCAACAATGCACGCAACACAATTGACTCACTGTCACTTAAAGTTCTCCGCGATTGGGGTCTAGCATAATGCCATATGTACCAGGAATAGGCTGGGTTGAATCCACCTATGATGCACCTCAGCAAACTACTCCATACTCTTATGCAAGTTTCCGTAAAGCAGAAGAAGCATCTAATGCTGCTTATATTCTCGAACAAGCAGGGGCAGATGCTCGTACAATTGCAAGTCTTAAGACAGCAAATCAGGCAGACATTGATGCTGCATTAGTTGCTGCACAACAACTTAAAGATGCAAATGATGCATTAGAAGCAGCAAAGTTAGCAGCAGCAAACACAAAGAATAAAGCAGAACTTGACGCTGCAAATGCAGCAAGGATTAAAGCAGAGACTGATGCGGCAGCAGCGCGTACTGCTCTTGCTACTCAACAGGCACAGCAGAACTCACTAACTCAGCAACTACTTGCACAGCAAAAGGCTTCACAAGAAGCAGCAGCACTTGCTGCAGAGAAGCAACGTCAGTCAATTATTACAATCCTTCAGGACCGCTTTGCTCAGTATGGTCTATCAGGTCTTGCATCAAAGATTAAAGACCTAGCAATTGATGGAGCGACAGAGGCAACAATCACTCTTGGACTCCAGGCTACTGATGAATATAAGCAACGTTTCTCAGCGAATGAGGCACGCATTAAGAATGGACTATCAGTCCTTCAGCCAGCACAGTATCTGAACCTAGAAGATGGATACCGACAGGTCCTTCGTTCATATGGACTCACAGCATTTGACAACGACGCATACGTCCAGCAGTTTATTGCTAACGATGTATCAGCAGCAGAACTTTCTAACCGAGTAGTCACAGCAGTACAGCGTGTACAGAATGCTGACCCAGCAGTTGCCAAGCAACTCAAGGATTACTACGGCATCGGCACTGGCGATATGGTCGCATATGTACTTGACCCACAGCAGCAGTTCCAGAAGATTCAGCGTCAGGTTGCAGCAGCCGAGATTGGTGTAGCAGCAGCGAAGCAGGGTCTTACCGCTGGAGTTGGAGTTGCAGAGCAACTAGCAGCACAGGGTGTTACACAGGCTGAGGCACAAAAGGGATACTCAACTATTGCTGACATCCTTCCTACAGCAGAGAAACTTTCAGCAATCTACGGAGAGACCACTGCAAAGTATGGTCAGTCCGAAGCAGAGCAAGAAGTATTCAACTCACTTGCATCAGCACAGCGTGCTCGTCAGAAGTTGACAGCACTTGAAGTAGCACAGTTCGGTGGACAAAGTGGTATGGCTAAGACCTCACTTACATCACCTACATCTGGCGCTTTCTAAATAACAGAATCCTGAACGGACCGACCAGCCCCGTCAGCGTATAAGACTGGTAGCAAGAGCCAGCCAATTTCCCCGAATTGAACTGCGGCTTGCGAACTACAACGAATAGAAGGGTGGATGGTTGCTATGAGCAACAATTACTGGGATGACGAAAACGAACTAGATACACAAATCACAGGGAATGAATCAGAGACCGACTTGCAAAAGAAGTTGCGTCAGAAGATTCGTGCCGATGAAAAGCGTATCAAGGAACTCGAAGAGAAGGTTAGTGGTTTCACTAAAGTCGAACGAGAAAGAACCGTTAAAGAAATCCTAGACAAAGAAGGTGTTAATCCGAAGGCTGCACGGCTAGCCCTCAAAGATATCGAAGGAGACATCACGCCAGAAGCAGTTCTTAACTGGCTTGATGACAACGGAGAACTCTTTGGTTATAGCCCAGTTCAAGGCGCACCTAATGAAGGGTCAGCAGACCGCGACGCATTGCGTAAGCAGGATGTTGTGACCCAAGGTGCATTAACACCTGACCGAGGACAAGATTTAGAAATGAGAATTGACCAGGCTCAAAGCCCTGAGGAACTCTCACGAATACTTTTCTCACAATAACCAATCATAGTATCTAGTTACCAGGAGGTAACATAACTTGGCTACAAATTACACATCAACTGATTCTGCTTCTCTCGGCGGAACAGCAGGTAGCGCAGGTCTAGTCCAGAAGGCGTACGACAAGTTCATTGAATTTGCACTACGCGATGAACCACTCATTCGTTCTGTAGCAGACAAGCGCCCAGTATCACCAACAAACAACGGCAACGTTGTTGTCCTTCAGAAGTATGCAGACCTTGCTAACGCAACAACTGCTCTTACTGAAACATCAGACATTGATGGAGTTACAATCGGAACACCTACATCTGTGACAATCACAATGCAGGAATTCGGTAACGCGACAACAAACACACGTGCCCTTCAGTTGTTCTCATTGACATCTGTTGACCCAGACATCGTGACACTTATGGCACGTAACCAGGCTGACTCAATCGACGCACTTGCTATGACAGCACTTCGCGGTGGTTCAAACGTCATCTACTCAGGTTCAACAGCAACATCAACAGCAACTATCACAGCAGCAGCAACACTCTCAACAGCGAACATCGCTAAGGCAGTTGCTAAGTTGCGTGGTAACAAGGCATCAGGCAAGCGCGGAACAGAATACTGGGCTGGAATCCACCCAGACGTTGCACACGACCTTATGCTCGAATCATCTGCAGCAGGTTGGGTAGTACCTAACGCATACGGTATCTCACAGGACCGTATCTGGGCTGGAGAAATCGGACGCTACAAGGGTGCTTACTTCGTAGAGTCACCACGTCTCTACTCAGCAACTGATGGTGCTGCATCTGCAAAGGTGTACCGCACAATCATCGCTGGACAGCAGGCACTTGCTGAAGCAGTGGCAGAAGAGCCACACACAGTTATCGGTCCAGTTACCGACAAGTTGAACCGCTTCCGTCCAATCGGATGGTACGGTGTACTTGGCTTCGCTCGCTTCCGCGAAGAGGCTCTCTACCGAATCGAATCAGGTTCATCAATCGCTTAGTTGATTGACGGTTAGGCAGGGGCTTCGGTCCCTGTCTAGCAGTAAGTTCACTAAGGAGAACAATGACAACTTATACATTTACTACACCTGTAGTAGAAGAAGGTCCTACTGGTGGACATCGCTTGTTCTACTTCTTCCGACTTAATCGTGGAATCACAGTAGTCAGAGATGGTTCTACATATAGCACTGGACGATGGTTCACACAGGACCAACTCGATGCTTATGACGAATACTGGCTAGGTGGACACGAACACACTGGTATCAGTGAGGCAACTAAGGCAGCAATGATTGCTGCAGGTATTGACATTACAGAGGCAAACTTCGTAGCAGAGTAGGGACAAATGAACTGCAGTCACATTAGTAGAGTTAAAGAATGGGGCTTCACAGAAGACCACAACTTCAAGGCAATCCTTTGGGATTGTGTCTTATGCGGAGAAGTATCTGAAGTAGGTTGGCTTGGTCTCGATGATAACGAAGCGATTGACCATACAGCCTGCGATGAAGATTGTTTCGGTTGCAAGGCTAGAGGACTTCAGATGAATACTGGAGATGCTGGTCGACCAGTCAGCAAGAAGAACTGGGAAGGTCGACTTAAGTTCTACAAGGATGCTAGAAACCAAGGTATACAACCAGCGGGTACACATCCAGAACAAGTCAAGGCAGCATACAACGCCAGCGAAACATTAGGTAAAGCCTATGACGCTGGAACTATGGGTGTAAGAGCAGACAAGGTTACGAAATCCGTAGCCTCCATTATGAAAGAAACTGGAGCAGTCTAATGTCAGTTAAGGGCGAAAAGTACAAGTCAGCATCAGCAATGAAGAAGCACGAAAAGGGCGAAGGCAAGAAGGAACGTATGATGGAATACGGTTCAAAGAAGAAGGCTATGCCTAAGAAGATGGGCAAGAAGAAATAATGCCAGCCAAGAAAGGCAACGCTAAAGTTGCAAAGATTATGAAGGAATTCAAGGCTGGAACCCTACACGGTGGAGTTAACCCTAAGGGTCCTAAGAAGGCAAAGGTTGTAAAGAATCCAAAGCAAGCAATTGCTATTGCTCTTTCAGTTGCTGGAAAGTCTAAGAAGAAGAAATGACAGACCCTCGACTAAAGCGAGCAGGAGTCTCAGGTTTCAACAAGCCTAAGCGAACACCTAGCCATCCCACTAAGTCACACGTAGTTGTTGCTAAAGAAGGAGCAAAGGTTAAAACTATTCGCTTTGGTCAACAGGGTGTTACTGGAGACAGACAACCGACTGCTCGACAGAAAGCATTCAAGGCTCGTCACGCTAAGAACATTGCCAAGGGCAAGATGTCTGCAGCGTATTGGGCTGACAAGGTTAAGTGGTAAACACATAAAGGTAGGGGACAAATGAACGACAAGTTGGCTATCGCTTGGTGCGATAACGGTATGGTTGATGGCAAGTTTATGCAGGGTGTTACCGACGTAATGCTCCACTCAGGAGTAGAGGTTGTTACCACGCTACGCAGTCAGGGTAACCAGATTGCTAGACAACGTGACCGAGTAATCAATCACTGGTATGACGGCAACAAGGCTGACTGGATTCTATGGGTTGACTCAGATGTAGTCATTAGTCCAGAGACATTCAAGTTGCTTTGGGATGCAGAAGAACGACCAATTATGACTGGCGTTTATTTTACAACTGACTATCCTGAAGAACCCTTGATGGAACCGATGCCAACTTTGTTCTGGTTCGTAGCCAATGGTGACCAGGTAGGGATTAACAGAATCCATCCTTTACCTAAGGACAAGTTAATAAAGGTAGGCGCAGCGGGTATGGGATATGTCCTTATGCACCGCAGCGTGGTAGACCGTATCCGAGAAGCAGTTCCAGATATGCCACTGTTTTCTGACTTAGGACACGGAAAGAATTTTATGGGCGAGGACATTTACTTCTTCGCTCTGTGTGACAAGGCTGACATTCCAGTCTATGCACACACTGCAGCAACCGTTCCACATATGAAGCGGTTCTCATTTGATGTTAACTATTACGATATTTTCGTAGGGAATAAGAGGAAGTAATGTCATACACCCTGAGTGAGATGATTGATGAGGTCATCATAAACCTTGCAGGATATACATTCCAGCAGGACCGTTCGACCTATCTGAAGAATGCAATCAGTACGACTACATCTTCAAGTGTTTCACCGCTAATCGTTTCACTAGGGTCAACAGAGAACGTCGGCAAGGGCGTTATTGAGATTGACGAAGAGTTGATGTGGGTTGATTCATTTGACCGCATTGCCAACACAGCAACAGTCGCACCTTATGGTCGTGGCTACCTAGGCTCAACTGCAGCAACACACGCAGCCGATGTTAAGGTTACAATCTCTCCTACATTCCCACGCTCATCTGTCAAGCGTGCAATCAATGACACAGTTCGTTCTCTTGGTACAAATATCTTTGCAGTCAAAAGCACATCATTTACATTCAATGCTGCTCAGTCAACATATGCTTTCAATGACCTGAATATCAAGAACATCATCACAGTATCTTGGGAAGAGATTGGACCTACAAAAGAGTGGAGACCAATCCGACGTTGGGACTTTGACTCAACTGCAGATGCAACTGCATTCGGTGCTAACGCTCAGACAATTACTCTTGGTGAGGCTCCTTATCCAGGACGCACAGTAAGAGTCGTATACGCAACTGACCCAGTTACCTTCACATCTAACTCTCAGGATTATGCAACACAGACGGGACTTCCTGAGTCAACACGAGATGTAGTAATCCTAGGCGCAGCCTATAGATTGCTCTCATACCTTGACCCAGCACGTGCTGCACAGACATCACCTCAGGCTGATGAGACAGATGCCAAGCGTCCATACGGTGCTAGCCAATCTGCAACCAAACAACTTTATGCATTATATGCACAGCGACTTCAGGAAGAAGTCAAAGCGCATCAACAGAATTATCCACCACGAGTTCACTTCTCCCGCCGATAGGAACCAGGAATGACAACTAGAAAATACTCATCACGTTCACAGCAGACAACTCTGACTGGAGCACTTACATCATCTGGCACATCAGCCACTGTTGTTTCAGGTACAGCACTTCTTGGTGGAGTAACAGTATCTGCAGGTGAAACGTTCACAGTAGTAATCGACCCAGATACAGCCCTTGAAGAAATTGTAGATGTCACCGCCGTCAGTACTAACACACTGACAATCACTCGCGGTATTGATGGCTCAACTGGACAGGCTCACTC